TTCCATCCCTTGTTGCTATCAAAGGAACTTCAAAAAGTGTTCTTTCTTGGTTTAGAAAGTCTTGTGTATTTTTATTCCACTGAGCCATTAATCACTCCAACTTAATCTTTCTGGACTATATCTTTGAGTATTTTTGATATTTACAGAGCTTGATGTTGCTGGATAAATCTGATGGACGACAGCACCAGGATATTGTCCTTGTAGGTTTTCGGCAAGCTCATTTTTAGAAGGCATAGAACCTTCTATCTCCATTCTATATATTTTACCTTCCCAGACGACATCTGCGAAATATGATTCTGCAGGAGTTTCTTGTGAAGATCCCCCTACATTAAGGGTGCCATTAAAATCACCATTAATAGTGATACTTTCGGTTAGAAATTGTTGAAAACTTTTCATTAGCAGTTCCACCTCTTACGTGCTTTACAGATTGCTTTGTCTGGTGTCTTGGAGCAATCGATGTTGTGCATCTTTCTCTGACCATTAGATCGAGCACAGAAAGACTTGCGTCTCTTTGCTCTCTTACCACCAGGATTCTTTTCAGTTACAGCAGTCTTAAGTTTAGAACCTGGGTTCTCACGCTTGTAAGCATCAACTGCTTTCTGACTCATACCATCAGTCTTATCTTTTTTGTTGACTTTTTGCCAGTCTTCAATAAGTTCACCTTCTGGTTCGAATGATTGAGTTTGTAATGGAGGAAGACCCAGCATTTTTCTCATCTCAGGATCAGTTACTTTTTTATATCTTGTTTCATAACCAAAAGGTTTTCCTTTTATAGTGGTATCTTTTCTTGCAGCATCTATTGTTTTTTTTGGTTTTATTAAGAAATCTAAGATTCCTTCCCTAACTTCAAGAGGCTCTGCCTTAATCAAATCAATCGTCTCAATTTCAAGTGCTTTGAAGTCTTCTCTCCAGTTTGAATAGTTGTAACTTTCAGTCTTGTTACCCCAGTTAGCAGCACCAACTTTGCGGCACTTAACTAATGCACCAGATGCATAAGCAGAGGGCCATACAGAATAACGAGACTTTACCTTCTTGTAACATGCATCTTTCTCTTCAGTGGTTAATGGTTTATCTGGTCCTTTTAACCCAGTCTTATCAACACTAAACTTAAATCTTGCAGCACCAGTAGGTTTTGGTTTTGGTTTTGTTGCAGAATCTGGAATTGTATCGCCAACTTGATATGGTTTACTTTCTGCTATTTCTTCTCTCCAGTTGGAATAAGATTCTTTTTTGATTTTTGTTTTTGAGTTTGCACTTTTTGTTGTACTGGGTATTACATCTTCAGGTCTGCCACCAGCATTTTCAACTGCTTTTACAAAGACTCTATTAAATGATTGACCACTTGTATTAATTTGCTCTCTTACTATTTTTGCCTTACCCTTTCTGTTTGGGTTTGGATCTTCCTTACGCTTTTTCTTCGCTCTTTTTTCTCTTTCATCCTTATTCATCGCTGCTCTATCATCAGCATCACGACAGAATGGTTTAGTCTTCTGACCAGGTTGCTTAGCACAAGGCTTTCCATCATATTTGCCACCTGCCTGAACCCATCCACCACCAGCAAACCAATCACGAAGTGAATAGTCCTTATCTTTAGCAGACTTGCCATCACGCTTGCCTTCATCAAGGTCTTCCTTGCCAGTCATATAAGACGCAGTTGCATCAGTATCATGTGCAGTATCAGTTATCTTTGCCTGCACCCAAGCAGGTAAGTTATCAGCATCAGTTTTCTTAGCAAGTACTCTTGCTACCTTTTTAAGGTTGTCAATAGATTTTTTGACCTGTGTCTTTGCCATCGACACTTCATGGTCTTTTTCCTTAGCCATATTTGGCAGCAATTATAAACTATTCTTTATTATTTAGAAAACCTTGCTTGAGTAGTTTTTGAAGTTCTGTTGTTGACCCAACAAAAACTGCATTGTTAGTAACAGTGTTTGGACCTTTCTTATCCGTTTCTTCCTCCACATCTTTCAGTTTCTTCTGCAAGTCAATTAACTTATCAGTAGTATCAGCAACACTCTTAATTAACTGACCTGCAACTTCATATGCTCTAGGACTTCCACCCTCACCTGCCAATTCCATAATTCCATTGATTGCTTCCTGACCTTTTTCAATCAGTGAATACAAGTTTGCTCTTGTATATTCATAGTCTTTTGAGATATCAGTCTTCTCTTCACGTTTTTTGATACTCTTAGGAGTATCATCAACCTCAACAATGCTGCTCTCAACATTCAGAGCTTCATCAATAGAATTAAATTCAGACATAAGAATCAAATATCAGTTTGTAAAGTTGGACTGTATGATTTGGAGTCCCCAAGATATGTCCAGTCTTCGTCAATGTCAAATGGATCTCCAGGATTTGCGTCAATTGGATCTGGAACTGCGGTGTATCTCATCTCCCTCTTCGCAGTCTGGATATTTGTATCAAGATAATTATCAACAATAACCTTGCGAATAAGACCTTCTGGATTATCAGCAACGGGACCGAAGAGATAAGTTTTTGCTGTAAATCTTAATGTATATATCAATGATCTTCTAGCAGAGAAGTCGCCCTCATAATCATCCTGAAAATCTACACTATTCAAAGTGATTGGAATATCTCTTTTCTCACCAATAGAATCAATAAGATTAATTGTAATATTGAATGATGGTTGAAAGAATGGAAGTATTTGCTCAACAATCTGTAGAGCATCATCATTTAACTTTGATAAAATACTTAACTCAAAACCAATATTATATGGCACTGGCATATAAACTTTCTTAATATTCCCAGTTTCATCACATGCCTTGAATGTTTGAGTTATACCGGTTTTTCTGGTTGCATCATATTCTAATGAAACCATTTCAAATGACATTCGAGGAAGAGTCATTGCAATGGGTTTGTTTAATCTTGCTTGCTCTTCTATTTTTGCAAGATACTTTTGTTTTGGACCGTATGATAACCCAACTTTTATTTCTTCAAGAACGTTTCCTTGTTTATCATCATGTTTGATATAAATTTCATTAAATAAAGTTCCAAACCCAATAATAGTCTTTCTTATAATTTCGTGATAAAAATAAGTACCTAACATTAATATTCTCCAAATGGATTAGTCTCTGTAAAATCTATTATATCAATTGCTCCAAGTTCTATTTCTTCATTAGAATCATAAGGATTTTCATATGAATTAGAATCATAAGATTCTACAACATATCTTGCTGAAGAAATTGTGCCTACAACAACTTCGCCAGGATAGAACGATCCATTATTTATAGATACTCTCAATTTAGTGCTAGCAGGTATTCCTGGAGTGGTTGATACGTAAGTTCTAAAGTCTCTTACAATTGCCTCAGTTCCAGAAGTTTGTCCAATAACAGTTTCATTATATCTAAAGGTGCCAATTCCTGTTGGGTCTACTGATTCTATTGTTACCGATGGTGCTTCAGTATATCCATAACCAGTATTTGTGAATCTTAGTGTATTGAGTTTCCCCTCAGAAATAACTGCGACTGCTGTTGCTGTTTCTCCAATAGAAGGTCCACCAATCGTAACGGTTGGAATTGAATAGTATCCACTTCCAGGATTTGTTATTCTTAGTGCAGAAATTCCATTATCAACAATAACAACTGTAGCAGCTGCCCCAACTCCTCCACCACCAGTAAATGTAACAGTTGGTGGATTTGAAGAATCATATCCATACCCTGGATTTGTTATGGCAACATAATCTATGGATTGCACGCCACCGATAGAAGTTGTAATTGCGACAGCAGTCGCTGTAGTGCCAAATACTGGGTCAGATATAGTTACAGTAGGTCTAGATGTATAACCAGATCCATCATCGGTTAATACAATCTGACTTACCATCCCTTCATTTCCAACAAGTGCTGTTGCAGTTGCTTGAATCGATGATCTCACTAAAGTAATAGTTGTAATAAAACCTTCATCTTCTATGACATTATCGACTTCTTCGATAGAAGTATCAATCTGCTCATTTTCATACTCATAGAGCTCACACTCTAGTTCGTAAATATAATTTCTTCCAAGTTGATAAAATGGTTTTTCAAATTCTACTCTTTTGATTTCAAATAATCTTTCCCCAAGTGGAAAATATATTAAATCTCCTTCTTTTGGTCTCTCAACCAAATCTGACATATCATATTCAGTATTAACACCTTCCCTAATACCAGAAACCATCCCTTCTAAGAATGGAGTAATAAATTCTTCAAATCTTTCTCTTGAAATAGTTAAACTTACTTCATTTTTTAATTTTAGACCAAACTTACTCATTATATCTACACCAGGATTATATCCATCGTAGTTGTTTATATAAGCTTCTATTAAAAATGAATCATCAAATTTTGATGACTGTATTTCTTCTATAACATTATCTTTAGAAAATATTTTACGTGGGAGATAATATATTTCAACACCATAAATTTTTAATTGCTCATTAATTAAATCTTGAACAAGAAATTGCTCATTCGTAGATCCTTGAAGAAAGAAGGGATTTAGTGCCATAATTATCCAATGAAGTCGTATGGTGGAAGTTCGTATTCCATAGACATTTTTTGTTTAATTTCTTGCAACTCTCTTTCACCATCTTCATACAATTGCCTACCATTTAATTCAATTCCGCCAGGAAGTTTAACGCCTTGGAATTTAATTAAATTTTGACCCCATTGCCTTTTGATAAGTGCTGTCAAATAGAGTTTTACGAAACTATCATTATATATTTTTGAAAAATCTTCTGGGTCAAGTGCTCTGTAGCAATCTAAAACCAAGAAAGTATCTTTTGTTTGTGCTTTCCAATCAATATCAAGATATAATCTATTTTGACGTTTGTTAAATCTTACCTGTTTATCAGTTGTCAGAAGAAAATCAATATCTTCCAGATATGATTTAGTCATTGCATACTGAAGTAACTCGACTGAATTGAAATAGTATAAGTCATTCAAAAACAACTGATATTTAATACTAAACATTCCACCTGAAATAGAGCTAGTATCAAATCTGAATATTTTTTCAATACCAATTACAGAGTCTGGTATTTGAATATAATTTGATGTTTCATAATAGTTGAAAGTTGTTGCTGCTCCAACTATTGTGGAAGTTCCAGATGTAGTTACAATACCAACACCATCAGTGCCCGTTGCTTTTCCTCTGTTTATATCATCCTCACTAATTTTGTATTTCAAATACATTCTTTCGACACCATCATAGTGTCTTTCATTAAAATATTGAATAGTATCGTCAACTAAGTCGTCAATTTGCTCATCAGCAACATTAATTTCTAATACTGGTGCTCCCAGTCTTCTTAAACAGTAATCTACTAATTCTTGTTTAGTGGTTGGTTTTGCCATTAGTATACACCTCCGTCAATTACAGATGTCCAAGTCGGTATTCCAACAGCATTTGTTGTCAATACGAAGTAAGTTTCTGTTAAAGCATTTTCTGTACTAGCAGCACCAATTAATCTGCCAGTATTGTCAAAATATGCAATTCCATTTGGTCCATCATAATCATTAGCATCATAATATAATCCTTCAGTTACACTTACAAATCCAGTAACCGTAACGTCACTATTGATTTCAATATCACCAGCAAATGTTGAAGTATTTGATACGTATAAATTGGTTGTTGTTACTAACCCAGAGAATCTAGCATTTTTCCATCTCTGGGTTGTAATACCAAGGTTATATCTATCATCATCATTCGGAACTAAATTTGATACAAATTCACCTGTAACATTAATATCATCGGAAGTTGAATCTCCAATTCCAATTGTGCCACCTCTAAAGATGGCATTACCTATAAATTCTGATGTACCTTCAACCTTTAAATTTCTGCGAATAAAGGTATCATTGTTAACGTATAAATCTCCACCAGTTGTTGTTATACCTCCAGAAGAGGCAAGTGTGGTGACACCTACAGATTCAAAAGTTGAATTTGCTACTAGTTGATTTAAAATATCAACAGCAGCATTAATATCAACGTTGGATTGAAAAGTTGAGATTCCAACAACTGATAAATCTGCACCGACATTGAGATTTTTACCAACTCCAACACCACCAGTTACAATTAATGCACCTGTAGTTGGTGAATTTGAATCAGTAGTATTGCTAAAAGTTACTATACCAGTTATGTTGAGTGTAGACGAATCAATCTGATCCGTCATATAGAATGTTTCTGTAGAAACATCCCAGACTAAAATTAATCCATCCTTAGCTTGTAAATCAGAATTAACATCTGATAGATTAATTAATCTTGTTGGAGGTGCTGCTGCATTAGATAAAACACGAATTACATTCTGAGAGCCAATTCTATCGTTTATACTAGGCATTACCTGGTTACCCCTGCTCTTACTAATGCTGCTCCTTCAACAGCTTTGTATTCTATGCCATCATTTGTTATCTTTACGTCAAATACATACCTACCTGGTTTTAAATCAACTGTTTGGGGTCCAGTCAAAGATATTGATATGATACCCAATTTTTCACTGGCAACAGTGGAGGCAAATGATACTGATGTTGAAGAACCGTAATATTTTCTCAATTGAGCTTCAGTCGAAGCATTGCTTAATTCCAAAGGTCCATTAGTTCTACTATCCTCTAATTGGAACGATGTTTGAAAATCATATCCCTGCTCAATCACAATATTGGATACATAAACTGCCATTATTAGACATAGAATTATTCCTTTAGATATTTATATCCCTCGGGATCTACTATATTTGTTTATTCACCAATGTCAAGAGCAAAGATTTAATTTCACTTATATCTGATTTTATTTGGTCAATCTCTTCCCTTTGTCTTTTCCTGTCCAACTTCATTTTCATATATTGATTATACTGACTTGTGTCAGTATTAATAATAGCACCTGATTCTTCACGAAACAGGTGCTTATGTCCTTCAACTCTTATCATGCCAGTGCTATTACTCTAAGGTCTTTGAATTTTGGAGCACGTGCTTCATTGGTACCACTGGATACTATTTTAATTCTAAATCCAACAAATTGCTCTAAATTATCAGCACTAAACTGATACTCAAGAAACTCTTCATCATTACTTGCCCTTACAAATGCATCAGGTCTACCGTTATTTAACGTAGCATCAATAACAACATCTCCATATCCATCACCATCAGTATCTTTAAGATTATTATATCCAGGGAATAACTCAAAAGATGATGTAGAAGAATTAACTTTTATTAATTCATAAAGAACTCTAAAATCTGCTGAAGAATCTCTGTATGCAGAAACAATTACCTTCAGAGAAGATGCAGGTTGCTTCAGTTGAATTGTATTTGTAAAATAAACTGATTCGTGTGGATCAAGAGTTTCTGTTTTTACAAGTCCATTAGATGAATAATTAGATACAGGAGAATTTAATCTATTTCTGATTAAAATCGTAGAGAATGTATCATTACCTACATCAATAAGTGGAGACAAATATTCATTATCACCTCTCGACATCTCTAGTCCCATTGTAAATGACTTATTACTAGGTAAGTTTGTTAATCTTACAATTTCACTCTTTTTAGAAGAAACTATTCTCGTTGTATCTAATTCATTTACTTCATCTAACTGCACAGGCTCAAATCCTTGGTCAACAAAAGAAACTTCAGAGCCTGAGGCACTAGTGCCAGAAACTGTTCTTATTGACGCAGAAAGAGTTGTTTTTTCACCTGGAGTTATATAATCTATACTTGGTAGAATGGAATTAAATTGAATATTCTTACTACCAGTAGCATTACTTCCTCCTACATAATTTTCATCTGTAAAGCTTAACTGAGTATCTCCAGTTTCTCTACCAGTACGATCTATTTGTAGATAATACTTATCAATATCACCCTCAGATTTTAATGTCTGGTTTGATGGTAAATTGTGGTCTGTGTTGATTCTTCTAAGAGAAACTCCATTTAATTCATATGGATATACTGCATCGTTAATGTTGTGTGTCGTTACCGGTGACCCATCAACTCCTCTTTCGACGATAGATAAAGTTCCTTGTGGTGAAGATCCTGCTGTAATTCCATTGTAATGGAGTATTTCTGCACCTATTTTTAGATAACCTTCTTCAGTCGATTGACCTTCAAATGTAGCAAAAATAGTTGTGTTTGCAACAGAAACTAATGTTGAATCGGAATCAATACTAGCAGTAAGTGTTGATGGAATTGTATTTGGAGAAACATTTGAAATAGAAACAACATTGTTATCAGAATGCATTCCATGATTACTCTGATTAACTTCAATCACATTTCCAGTATACAGGTCACTAGAAGTGGTGGATGAAATAATATCGGTATTTGCATATGCTACTGCTGTTGCACCATCATATACTACTAAATCTGAAGAAGTGGTAAATTCTTCACCTTGGACATTTGTGAGATATAAGGTATTGAAACCATTCAGGGTTTCTACGGTAATTTGTGCTCCAGCACCTTTAGTGACATCTGCCGTTGTAATTCCCAATACATCACCTAAAACATAACCACTTCCACCACTTGTTATTGTTGGTGTCCCCGAAAGTTGACCAGAAGAGAATGTAACCGTTGCTTGAGCACCACTTCCAGATCCAGTGATATTGTATAGGGAAACATTAGTATAAGTGGCATCACTGTAACCTGCTCCAACTAATGTTGGGGATACTGTGGATAATTCACCTCCAACATTTTCAATATATCCATATGGACCAGATGCAGATGTTGTGTCACTAACCTTATTGCCAACGACCAACACATCATTTAAATCTGCTGTGGATGTAATTCCAATAGTCAATTTTCTTGGAAGTGTTTTTATCGCATTCTCAGACAGAGTATTTAAATTAATATCATCATCTAAAGTTGGATTGTAGAAATATGCTGTACCAGAAGTTGATGTGAAATTTGCTCTATAAAGATTGAATTTAACATCCTCATATTGACTTGCAGTCCAAATAGTGCCATTTTGAGATTTAAATAAACTACCACCAATGTATTGTTTTCCAATCTTGATAGACTCAGATACTGGCAACGACTGTGTTTCAATGGTGATATCTCCCATTCTAGAAGCCCAAACTTCATAATTATCTGAAGATGGTGATAATAAAACTACTGCATATTCAGTATTTGATTCCAAATAAATTGGTGATGGGAAGTTAATAACTGTTTCTACAGATGCATCTGATGAAGTGGTAATATCTTCAGGATTGACTTCCACTGTTGCATAATCATAAACTAAATCTGCAGTTGGAGTCCCTAATTCAACGGTTCTAATTTCAACTGTTAACGATGTAGATGGATCTTTACTTGAGAAATACAACCCTAAAGAAGTTAAGAAAGATCCCGTGTTTTCATCTGTAGTAAATGTTTGTGCAAGAGGATCACTTCTTCTTGGTGGTGGGGGTGGTGGTACAAGAATTATTTTAGTTTTTTTATAAGTATCTACTCTTCCTATAGCTCTATAAGATGTTTCTCCACTACTAATAAGCACACTTCCTGGAAGATTTTTGGCATTCAAACTACTTGAAGTAAGTTTAAAAGTTTTTACTCCTGTTTTGAATTTGAAAGGTGGATTATTTAATGGATTTCTGATGAAGAAAGATCCAAATGCACTACCGTTAGTATCAGTAATAATTCTAATGTTAGATACTGTTGCTTCTGCATTACTAGTTTCACCACTCAAAACCATACCGGTTGTGATGTATCCATTATATTTACCGATAACCTGATTTGACAAAGATTCTTCATCAATATTTAAAGTTGTTGAAGATGCGGAGTAATTTTCTGCTACGAAAATTGAACTATTGTATGGATTAGAAGTATAAGTTGTAGATGGATTATTATAGGGTCCTGTCTTATGATTTGAGTTTGCTACTCTTGCACTGAATAATTGAACACCATCAACATATCCCCTAACAGTTTCTCCAACCTCAAATACTCCAGATACCATTTCGATTTCAATCAGTTTTGGAATAATATCAAGCCCAGAAGAACCATCGAAGAAAGAATAATATCTTGTAAATGGTTTTAAATTTGTCGATTTATAAGTTACATTTCTTGAACGAATGTGTGGGTCAGATACACTAGATGTTTTAACAATTTCTGTATAATTTCGACCCCATCCTGTGACAGTTCTAGATCCACCATCAACATAGATATTTCTTACCCAAGTGTCCTTGGATGGTCTCAAACTAATATTTCCAGTATACTCAACAACATTAAATTCATTAACGTTTACGACTCTAGATGCAAATTCTTGAGAAATCCACTTTTCAGATTGATACTTCAGAGTGATTACATCACCACTTTTTTGGACATTGGAATCTAATAAATTTACACCATCAGATGCTAATGCAGTTTCTAGTTTAATTGATTGCACATCTGAAGAAGATTGCAAGAAACCATTTTCAATATCAAAATCACATTTTGATAAAGATCTATCACATCTATTTTCATCTCTAAAATCATCTACAAAGAAACCGGACTTAAATCTATCAAACCCATCAGCATCTCTGACTTGAAGTGTTTTAGTATCAACTTCTAGGAGAGAAAGAGTGGTTAAAGTTTCTAAATTAGATACACGATCTTCAATATCACCAATATCTCTCATAGTGTATCTTCTATTGTCAACCAATGTTATATTTGCATCATCTGGATTGTAAAGATATGCAGGATATTCAATAGTTGCAATATTCATTACATCATCTGTATCTACTGGTGGTTTAGGACTTACAGAAGATACACCTTTAATGACACTGAAGTTACCCTCTTTATTGAGGACAACTTTATCTATTCTTGGAAGATAAAAATCATATCCAATCAATGAGCTTTCTGCTGGAGATACTACTAGTGATGGATTTATACCAGCAGTAGAAAAGTCTCTACTTGCAAATGCAAATGGTGATGATACAGAAGAGGTGAACTTTGCTACTCTTGGTATGAAACCTAAAGTATCA